GGCGAAATCTTCCGCGTCCCAGCCGATAAACCGGCACCAGGCCTTGTGAATGGTATTCATGACAAACTGATAATGCGTGCCATCCTCAGCAATCGGGACATTAATGATTAAGGCTGTTTGCGTGGGATAAACCGTGGCGCTCCAGCCGTAAATGCTGCCATACGCTAGCGCCAGTTCGTTGAATGTCTTTTCAATGCGCCGGGAAATGGCGTTCTGGTAATTGATACCGGATTCGCCCAATACGCTGGACAGGGCAAATATGCCAACCTGCGTGATAATCAGCACGTCGCCGCCGATTTTAGCGAAACAGCGCCGCCCTAATGGCCGCCCGACGTAATAAACGCCAATGAGCGCCCAAGTGGTAGCCGAGGCCGGGTTCGTGCCTTCATAGACGATTATTTCACCTTCCGAGGTCATAAACGCCAACCTGTCGTCGGGGCCGCTGCCTGCGTCCACCGTCCATTTTGACACGGCCATTAAATAACCGCCGCGCTGCGCCACGCCGGACAGGTCAAATTTGGTCAACGCGCCACCGGCCACGCCGGCGGATAAATACCAGGCGTTCATCGTGATTTTTTCGATAAACCACAGACGGCCTTTATGTTGTTCAACGCTGATCAGGTTGGTGGTGGTGACGCCGGTTAAGGCCGGGCTGCTTGCGCCATCAACCGCCGTCCAGGTTGACCCGTTGTAGTAGAGCGGCTTATCGATACCATTGACCATGATGAGCCAATTGCTGGACCCGTCGCCAAACATCAGCCATTGATGCTTGCCATTGGTGCGGCTGGCCAAGGATGCGCCCACTGCGCCGCCTGCCGATACGTTATAAACGCCTGAATTGGTCACGCAAAAAAGTTGGGATGTGCCGGTCATGGCATTGTAAACCGCCAGGGTTTTCGCCGTGCCGGTCATGCCGGTCGCCCAACTGACCGAACCGCCGCGAATCTCACAATAAGACGGCCTGGGATACCAGTTATCGAGTGAAACCGCATCATCCGGGCGCATGTTGGCCAGTGCGTCGTAAGCGTTCAAGCCTTTAATGGGTGACGCAACGCTATGTTTATCGGATATTTGCTGGCGTCCCCTGGCTTTGGCGCGGGCGGCTACTCTCATACCGACCACGACCCGTTCGGCACAATAATGCCGGGCCGCACCCTGCCCGGCGTGTTGTCCATGCGCAGCGGTTTAGCCCCGCCATCGCGCCCCATTTCGTCTTTGACGCGCAATTCATAGGCGTTAAAGGCTTCAGCGTAATCCAGCCCTTTTTCAGCCTTCCAGCGCCACCGAAGCCCCAGCAAGAGCAGTTCAGGCTTAAGCAGGAAAGTGTCCAGGTCATCGGTAAACGTGCTTTTTAAAACGGCCCCGTTAATAATCCAGTTGCCGGTCAGGTACTCAAACGCCCAGGTAACACCGGCGGGCGGGACCGGGTTAACCAGCAAGTTTCCGCCCCGGAACCGGAACGAATAATTAACCCCGTTGATGTTCGTGGCCTTGATCGCCTGCCAATCCTGGCCGGACAATGGCCCATAAAGCGGTAAATGGGTGCTTCTGTCCCATAGGGTGCCGTTGCTGATGTATTCGAAATTATCGGTTGCCAGCGCGTCGATATCGCCCTGGTCTTCATTGGCAATCGTGGTTACGATGGCTTCCCTTGTCAGGCCGCGCCATTGGTGGCGGCTGGCCAGTTCGCCGCCTTCTTCCTCCAACAGTGCTTGCACCTGCTGGATTTGCCGGTCGGTCGTGCCAACAACGGTGGCTGGTACGGGTAGTCCAGTCCGTTTACAAAAGGCCGTGACTAGCTCGATTAACGTCATTGCAGGATGTCGCTTAAGTTGATGGCTTCATCATCCTGGGCAATCGGCGCGAAAGCGGGCGCGTTTTTGATTTCTTCAAACTTGGCTTCCAGGTTGGCCAGGCTGGCCTTCAAAATTTCGTTTTCTTTCTTGAGGGCCGCCATTTCCATTGTAAGCTTACCTTTGCCTTTGGTTTCTTTCAACCAGGCTTCGGCCTTGTTTTTCATATCCATCCCGCCCATCCCTATGCGCCGGATTAATTCTTCGTTGGCGATTGCCAGCGTTTCTACGGTCAATACATGCAGCCGTATTAAAGTTTCCTGCTGCGCCGGGCTTAACATGCCCCAGCCGCGTATGGGGACGCCTTCCAGCGGCATTTCCTGGCCTTGCTTCCAGAAATCGTATTGTTTCTTGTACGATTCCACCCATTCCCTCGGAATGCGGTTATTCCTGACATCATCCTCAAGCAGGCGGAACCAGGTATCGACATCGTAAATCATCTTATCTTTGCTGCCCGGCGGCGTGATATACGCCCGGTCGCGGTCAACAGCGACATAATGCCCTTGCTCCCGGCTTGCCAGTGTGTTTTCTACCGGCACGCGTTCGAATTGGACAAACGGACGCCGCGCTTCAACTTCGGCTAAATCTTGGATCATGCAATCTCCTTCTGGTCATAAAATAACCTATGGACGGCATGAAATGCAGCCCATAAGTCATTGATTTTACTGCTATGTTATTGCGCCTTGCACAAATGAGCGATTCAAGAAGCCCGCACCATAACCAGTATAAGTGCCGGTCAACGTGATGGTGCCACTAGCGGTCGCGGTACGGTCAAACAAGCCAATAGCTGAACCCATCTGAATCGTACGGCCATCGCTGTTAAGCCGCGATACCACGGTCGACGCCGGAATGCCGGTGCCAGACAGCGCCATGCCCACGAAAAATCCGTCATAGCCATTGGTGACTAACACGCCCGAACCTAACACCGTATTAGCTGTTACTGTTGCCGTGCCGGTAGCGGAAATCAGGTTTTTGCAATTAAGAACCTGCTTGCCTGCGGTATTAGTGCCTAAAATGCCCGCTGCCGCAACACCAATCGCCGCATTCGCGGCAACGGTAGCGTTAGTCTTGTAAACCGCCAGGCCGCCCACTTGCGCCCAAAAGAAGGTGCCCGCCGCCGCCGCGCCGGGAATAGCCACGGCAATCGGAAAGCCAGTATTGGCGGTATTCGGCACCAGGGTTGCCACGTTGTTTTGGTCCCAGGTCAACACGGAACCCTTGACAATGGCATCGTTGGATTTCAGGTAAATAAATTCACCCATGCCCCAAAACGGGTCGACGCCGGTCAGCATCGTGCCCAGAGCTTGCTGTTGTACCGAGTCCGGTACTAAAAAATCGCTTGTCGGCGCGTTGCCTGCTATTTCGAAAATTGAATACATTTCAGATACTCCAAGGCTTAATAAGCCAATTTTGGTGATAATATTTTTTCAACGGGTAATCCCCGGCTGTATCTGTCGTAAAGCGTGTAATAGCTGATACCAATGATTTCAGACCACTCGGCCAAAGTTAGCGTCATCCCATTGAGTGTGAATTTACGCCCATTGCGCCTATTCCCGGCTTGCGTCTTTCTTGTAGCCCATCTGCAATTTTCTTTTGAATAGCCTTTGTTATTGTCGATTCGGTCAAGCGTCATGCCCTTTTCAGGCAAGCCCATATCATTAACAAAATTTTCAAACTTGTGCCATTCTTCAGAAACAGTGATGCCACGCCCGCCATAGTTTGGATAATTCCAATTTTCTTTTCTATAGCATCTATTCATCATGGACGCCCAATTACGGTAATATCGCGTCTTGCTCATGCCGTGCGTTGTCATCATTTCCTTAACACGCTTGCCGGTATTTGCGTTCCGCACACACCCGCAATTGGTTGACTTGCCCTTAGCCAAGTCAATGCCATAAGAAATAGTTTCATTGCCGCAATCGCAAACACAATGCCACCGGGCGTTAGTGTCTTTCAAACTTTTGTTTTCAGCTCTTTTTACGACAGTTAACATGCCGTACTTTATGCCAACCCTATCAATCAGTTTCATAGCTTCTCCTATCAGATAATTAAGTCTGATATATTTTACTATAATCTTGATTGGATTGGTTGGCATAATGTTAAACTACTGTATTATTTAACTTATTAAGTTTTCATTACGCCTTGCTGAGCCCTATTTGAGCACACCAAGTTGCCCATCCAAAGAATCGGAATAACCGACCCATCCTGATTTATAGGCCTTTGCCCTTCCATCTCAGTCAAGTCGGCGTCCTTGTGCACGACCACTTGGAAATATTCGCTATTAATGAAATAAGCATGGGCCGCCGGTATGCCGCTGTTGCCGTCATACAACACGTCGGAATTTTTGTATTTCAGGGTGACAAAACCGCCGCTGGCGCTTTCTGCCGTGGCGTAACGTTTCAATGACGTCTGGCTAGCTTCAAAGAATGAATAATAGGTGTTATCCATCACGATCAAATCCGGCTGGTCATCCGGGCCACGGTCCAATTGCAACCATAACGGCAACATCATCGAGTTTTCGATGGTAGTGGCGGAAGGCGTTACCGAAGCGTCGGACGCATCAAATACCTTGTTTTGCCAAAATACCCATTGGCCAGCATCGATGCCGCCCACGGTATTGGTCGGGATATCGGCAATTAAAGCTTGGACGCCGTTAATCTGGTTAGTGAGCGAACCTGAACTGTACAGGTCGTTAGAAAAGTTGTTGTTGAAGGTGCGGATCGCGTTTTTCATCTTGGCTTGCGCCAAATTGATAATGCGCGACTTGCCGGAGTTGATTTTCAATTCCCGGCCCGACGCCACCACGTTAATGGCGATTTGCCGCCATTGGTATTCGGCGCTGGAAATGACTTCCGAAGCGGAAATATTTAAAATATCCCAATCTGAATAACGCTGGTACGTGCCGTTAGCGGCATAATCCAGGCCAGCGACGATGGTTAAGCCGCCATCTTCTACAGACTTGTAGTTGCCGCGCTTCATGATGTACTTCAAAAGCGCATTGCGGTTGGACAGGTTGTCTTTAATCCCGGTCTTGTGGTTGCGGAACGTGGTAGAAACCAATCCCGTAAAGGTTGCATTCGGTGAGGCAGGCATAAGCGCTACTCCTTAAAAGTTGAAAGATTTAGTTAAAAATCATTCCACTAATACCGGCTTAGGCTGTCGGCCTTACGGGATTGTGTCATTGATCGGGCGTATGCGCCCTTGCAATGCTAATCTGTCGGATATTCAATTGCTTATGCGCAAATTACGCTTGTTAATTAAAAAATGCAAGCGCCTTATTGCAAGGAATCAAATATCCGGCTCATTTCGCGTTCGTCAAACATCGCGCCCTTGGGCATTGCGCTGGAATTGCCCTTGGACGTGGTTCCCTTGATGTTGGCGGAGGTGCGTTTTCTAGCTAAGTCCGCTTCTTGTTTCGCTGATTGTTTCTTTTCAGTTTCCAATCGCGCCATTTCCTTGGCCCTGGTCGCAGGGTTTGCCCACACCGCCTTTTCATAGGCCGCCTGAAGGTCATAACCGGCGCTGATTAGCTTGGAAATGTCATCTTCCAACTCGTTAAAGTAAGGCGATTTTGCCGCAAATTCCGCCACTTCCCGGTTAATCCGGTCGGTGACTTGCTGCCGGTAGGATTGCTCGCGCTCGCTTTCCTTGGCTTTGATGGCGTTAATTTCCTGTTGTAACTGGCTCACCATGGGGTCGGGCTGGTTTTGGCCTTCCTGCGGGATCAAGCCGGTCATCTGGCCGATTTTAATAAACGCCTGCTGGCGCTGTTCCAACGAGCCTTGGGTAATCGCCTTGTGGTGTTCAAACAGGTTCATAATCGCTTGCGCTTCATTAACGCCAGCCTCCTGGATTAAACTATGGTATGGCCGGATGGCCTGGTCAATCCAACTGGCGTATTCATGGCCGGATTTATACTGCTCAATACCGTCCAGCATCTGCTTTTCGCGCAATTCGATATAGTCCTTGGCAGCGTCCGGCAAACCTTTCCAGACTTCGTGCTGTTCCTGCGCCCAAGATTTAGGCGCGGCCCTATCATCGGCTGGCTGCTCGGTTTCTTCCGCCGTTTCTTCCTGGCCTTCTTCGGTTTCGGTTTCGGTTTCATCCGGCGCAATGTCTAAATCAAGGTCGTCGCTAGCCTCATCATCGCCCGCAATGCCCATATCGTCGGCCATTTCCGCCGCCATGCTGTCAAAATCCAGGTCGTTATCTTCGCTCATGTTATAGCCTCGTTGTGTCTAAATCACTGGTCGCAAGCGCTTTGCCTAGCATTTCTACCTCAGCCCCGCTCATATTCGATATTTCGCGTTCAACGCTGGTATCAATATCCCTGTCCAGCGCTATTTCCGCTTCTTTCAGCCGCCGGTCGGCATCCTTACGCATTTCCGGGTCGTATTCAATGCAACCATTACGCGCCATGTCCTCGACCCTGTCCCTGTGGCTGGTAATCGGGCGGCCGTCAATCGGCGATTGGTAATGGCAATCCGGCCGCACCTGGACGATTAAAGGCGCCGTAATCACCTGCGTTGACAGCCTGGCGCAAACCGGGCATTCAATGACATTTGCATGTTTCTCAAGCTTCAAAAACCGGTCAAATTCCCCGCATTGTGGGCATTTATACGTATAAATAGGCATTTTTACACCATCGTTAATAATAAAATCAATATTTCCTCCTCATCCAGGCTAAACAGGTATTCGATATACAAGTCCAACAATAGCTGCACCCGGCTCAAATCTTGGCTTAAGCTGATCCAGTCGATTTCCTGTTCAAGCTGGTAGGGCTTGACGATTTTCCTGGCCTTTTTCGCCAGCTTTTTGTCTTTGACGGTTTCCTCAAAGAATTCTTTAACCGATTTATCCAGCAGCCGGTCGATGGCCTTTCGGGTAATTTCGCGCTTCGGCTGGCCTTGCCAATAAATGCCGCCGGGCGCATCATCGCCGCCGGTATGGCCGCCCACTTGCGCCAACAGGTTGGCCAGCCCCGTGACGAGTGCGCCGCCGCCGGCCAGGGTGCCCGTGGTGGCATGGGTGATTGCCGAGCCTGACCGTTGCGTCAAGCCCGTAATAATGCCGCCATCGGCAATCATTGCGCCGGTGGCGGCATGGACGGTAAAGTTTAGCGCGCTGCCGGTTAACAGCGAAACATCGCCTAATAATGCGCCCGTAGTGGCATGGCTTCGCGTGCGGCTAGCAAGGCCGGTGATAAGCGCGCCATCGGCCAACAAAACAGCGGCCGTTGAATGGACGGTAAAATGACTGGCGCTACCTGAGACAATCGCGCCATCAACCACCAGGCTGCCCGTCGTGGCATGGCTGACAAAGCCGGTGGTACGGTTAGCGCTGCCGGTAACTATGGCGCTATCGGCCAGCAATGCGCCGGTGCTAGCGTGTGGGATGTTATGCCGGGCTGCGCCGGTGATAATCGCGCTGTCGGCTAACAATTGCCCGCTGGCTGAATGCGCCCGGAACCGGCTGGCTGTGCCGGACATCAGCGCCCCGCCCGCTAATAACGCCCCGTTGGTTTGATGGTTGGCAATATGCGCCGAAGTCCCCGTAACCACCGCGCCACCGGCTGACAGTACGCCCGTCGTCGCGTGGCTGGTTGGGCCACCCGTGGCAAATAAGGCTAAATCCTTATCGAATGCGCCCTGGACATTAAACGCCGGGTCAAAGCCCTGGCTAAATTCATAGGCCCGGCGGCCGCCCCGTTTTGCTGTCCTTATCCGATATTTTGCATTGCCTGCGCTAAGGCCAGGCGCGGCTTGCACTTCAAAGGCAATCCAGGCATCCTGTGCGCCGGTATCGGTGACGCCAATGGTAAACGCGCCAGCGCCCAGCGGCTGCGTGGTTGGGCTGAGAAAAACCGCCGTCATCGCGGCAGCGTCATGGAACGTATTGTTTAACGTACAATTGGCGATTGCCGCAAAAGTATTGCTCGCGTTCCAATCGCCTACCAGCATCCGCAACATGGAGCCGGTGGCGGTCGGCGTTAGGCTTTGGCTGGGGTCAGTCGCGTTAACGCCGGAAAAAACGTTTCCAGGCGGAACTGGCGTGGTTTGATGCGCGCCGGTATAGACATCAACGCATAGGCTAGAGCGTATCGTTCCGCCGGAAGTAACGGTGACGGTAATATTGCCCGCCGTGGCAACGTTAGCCCACCATGCGGAACATTTGGTATTGGTTGATGTGTTGGTTTGGGCGATTAAATTCCAGCTTAGCGCGGTGCCAGTGTTGGCAATGCTCAATGATCCGGCACTCGAATTATCTTCGGCAACATACGAAACCACGACAATATCATTGATTGCCGTGGCAATTGAAGCGCTGGTATTGGTTGTGCTGGAGGTGGTTTGCTGGTTAAAGCTTTGGGCGCGGCTTAATGGCATAGGCTCTGGCCTTACCTGTTAATTATTTTGCGAACGGTTTGTCGCCAAATACCATATTTTATTGAAAGGTCTTTAATCATAACCCCATTATTCCTTTCAATACGTAATTGCTCTTCTTGCTCAGGAGTTAACGCCCTATTACTTACTTTTGGCGCTGACCGCATGTTTTTAATGGGTTCTATATCTAAATGCCCCCAACACTTACCAGATAAAATCAAATGGATAGCACCTTGGGTTACGCCATAATATTTAGCAATATCAGCTTGCAAAACCCCTCCTTGTCGATATTGCCTAAAAATGTCTTTTATTTGCTCTTTTGTAAATTTAGCATTAAATACCTTTTCACCTTTTGCCCAATTACAACGTCCACGGGTTACTTTATCCCTATTATTTTCTAATGCAGTCCCTAAATATAAATGTGCTGGATTAACGCAACCAGGGTTATCACAATGATGGCAAACCAATTTTCCTGCTGGATCAATCTTTGTAGATAGGAAAAAAGAAAGCCTATGCACCCTCATTGCTTTCCTGCTGCTTATTCTTATGCTTCCATATCCATCTTTATCAGTATTTCCTTTCCAAATCCAACATTCCCCTGATTTGTCGGTATTAGCCCATAATCTATGTTCCGCATCATAAGATATGTTCATGATATTCCTTAATAAAAAGGATATATGTTATCATATAAACTATAATGCGCCTACGCCATAGCGTAAAC